CTTACCATCTATTGTAACATTTTTTGAGTCAAGTTTCAAGGTCTCATATGCATTTGCCCAAATAACTCCTTGAGGAGCATTACCATTAGCAATTAATTCAATATCAAGTGCCTCTAATTTAATTTTACCCTTAGTTGCTTTGAGATGTATATCACCATTCTTAGCAAGGATCATGACTGCTTCTTGCTCTTGTTTCAGATCTTCACCACTATGAATAAATGTAGAACCAGGTGCACTCATCAATGTGTAACCAGTTCTTGGGCCATCTTCATCAAAGCACATGAAGTGTCTTCCATCTCGTGCCTCTATTGCAACACTAGAAGTGACATCTCCTTCTGGGCTTAGTTTACCAAAGGTAATGCTGCCATTCATGGCACTCCATACTTGGCTCCAAAAATTCTTCTTCTCAGACATTAGTATCCTCCTCCGTATCCACCGCCACCGCCACCACCGCTAGGTGTGCTCGGTGTTGATGGTGCTGGTGTTGATGGTGTTGCAGGTGTAGATGGGGTTGAATAACCACCACCAGTTGCAGGTGTTGTGCTTGGTGTGCTTGTTGATGGAGTAGCTGGAGCACTCGTTGGTGTAGTAGAATAACTTCCTCTTGATGGAGAACTTATAGATTCTATAGTATCCTCCTGAGTTTCAGTTTCCTGTCTCTGACTTGCAGTAATCTGACCTTCAATCTGTCTCTTCTGAACACTAGCAAGTTGAGTATCATAAACAACAACATTAGTTCCAGATCTAGCAGTTATTCCTGCATATCTGATACCATTTACATAATATACATTTCCATAGTAAGGTTTACCATCAACATAACCATTTATATTTAACCCAACCAAATCATATACTTGAACCACATCTGTCAATACAGGTTCAATTGGTTGTGGATCACGAATAATATCAAAATTAGGAACAAAAGTTGCGTTCAATCCAGTTTCTGTATTCATTCTGATTTGTGGTAATTCTGTGAATCTTCCTCCTTTATCAACAGATACAGATCTTATCTTTCCGAAAGGATCACAGTTATAAGAGAGAACACTACCATTACTTGGTACGATCTCTATTTTATCAACACCACAATTATGATTGAAACCTGGATTTGTGACTGTCACTCCCGTCAATTCTAAGATAGCAGGATATTGAGGAACTGTTTGTGCTGGTGGAAGATAACCTTGACCACTATCTCTGATAATCACTTGAACTACCACTCCATTCTCAATGAGAGTTTGTAAAACAGCACCACTACCATTTTTACATGGATCAATAACTTGAACTTGAGGTGGCGAAGTATATCCAAAGCCACCACTCACAAGATCAACTGCGATTAAATTACCACTAACATCTACAACTGGGTTAGCACTTGCTCCAACACCACCACCGCCAAAGAATTTAAGTTTTGGTGGGCCACAAGGTTGATCACCCGTTAAACAAGGATCGGATCGAAGTAAATTTTTGGGAGTTAATGCATTGACTTCATTAATTGTCAAAAATCTAACCTTCTCATCACCATCAATAAAAATAAACTCTGTATCTGGATTTAATTCTGCATATGCATTTGCAGCAGAAAGTGATACGTTTTGAACGTATCCATCAGTTTCACTGATGTATCCTACTTTAATATTATCGAATGAGGCTTGGGTTATTGGCATTATTGTAAACTCTCTTGAACTGTATCATATATGATAGAATGAGGTGTAGTTGTGTGTGCTATACCAACCATCTTAACTGTTGATCCATCATCTCTTACATGAACATGGAAATCTCCATAGTAAGGTTGACCATTTACATAACCAACAAGGTTAGTTAGATCTTTTACTCTTAATTTTGGTTTAGCAAATACCTTCTTAATTGTAACACCTTGTTTACTAGAACTCAACTTTTCTATACCAGTTCCATAAGATTTTCTTTCCTTAACAGAGTTAGAATTTGTTTTTGCAGAATCTGCTATGGATGATGTGCTAGGCTTATCAGAAGATCCACCACCACTCTGCATTGTATGAGTATCATTAGGTGAACACTCTGGGTCAGGATCACAATCAAATATTTTAGTTATTGAATTGACAAATCCTAATGCACTTGTTATATCAAAACTCATACCACCCAACGCACCTACTCCCAAACCACCTGGTATTCCACCAGCAAAAGCAGCACCCTTACCAGCAATAGCATTTAAAATTCTTGGATTAATTGATGCAAGACCACCAGCTGCAGAAAGTAAATTAGGAATATTACCAGATCTAATTGCTCCAAAAGCATTACCTATGCCCATTAAAACATTTTCACTCACACCCAAAATATTAGATGCTAAAACTAATCCTGCTGCTATACCATTTGGATTTGACCTATCATCAATCAAAGATAAAGCATCTGCAATTAATGTTTGATTATCGGATGTATTCTGGCCAGCAGCATCAATAAATTGAAGCAATCCTTTACCATAGTTTCCATCTGCCCAGAAACGATTTGCACCTCCAATACTATTAGGATCTATTCCAGCCTGATCTGCTACAGTTTGTGACATACTTAAAATTAAATCACCAGAGGATAAAGATGCTAAAACATTATTTTCATTTATAGCATTATCGATTGTTCCCACATCTTCAGATCCAGTTTCAGTAGAGGTTCCTCCTAAAGCGTTTTGAATTTCATCAATCACAGGGCCGATTGCACTATCAAATCCTGACATAATCGTATTGATATTTCCACCCAACACTTCACCAATAATTTCTTCTGTCTCACAAAGAGGTGTAGGTCTATAGAACCCATCAGCAGTTGGAGGAGGAACGTCAGCAGAACCAGGTGTATCTAGTGTAGGAACACTTGGTATTACTGCTGATGTGGTCACACCAACAACTCCCGCTTCAGATGTAGCAGCATTAGCAGCAGCATCCTCTGATTTCTTTTTCTTTCTATTAAAGGCCTTTTTCAATGCAGCAGCGATCAATCCTGCGAGTGCAAGACCTGCCATGCCATTAAACATACATGCGATTTTTTCTAAACCTTCTACTTTTTTATTTAATATCTCCAGTGTATGAGATGGTGGAGCAAGATTTTCTATAGGTGCAAGTTTTTCATTAAACTCCTTGGTTGTAAACTGTTGCAGTTTATTCATTGTGCCTTTCATATATTTTGACATCTCTTGAGATGCATCTTCAATTGCTTTGTCTATATCTTTATTGTTCTTTAGTATTGGTAAACCAGCAGCAAAATCAGCATCTAGAAGAGAGTTTTGAAATGCCTCTATTTGAGAAGTCACCTTTGCTATGACGGTCTGTATGTTTTTTGTGTCTGACTGAGTATCTGGATTAGGGCATGCTAGTGCATGTTCTTCATTTAAAACAGCATATTTTTTCCTATCAGCAGTTGTGTCTAAATTATTTGAGTCGGATGCTTCTTTAGTTACATTCTTTTTTGATGGTGAAGCATATGCTTCATTTCCTGCTTGTTTGGGTGCAAGATCTCCATCCTTAAGATGTTTCTGTTCAACAGGTTCCTCTTCTATCATCTTAGAGAAGAAACTTACTGGAGTAAAGTTCTTTCCACCACTACCCTCAGTTCCCATCTTTCTTTCAAGTTTAGTCTTAGCATTGTTACCAAGACAACCCATAATTATAGGAGTCTGTTGATCTTTTCCATCAAGAAAGAATCCAAAGACAAAACTTCCTTGACGAATGGCTGGTGTTTGATATGATCCTCCATGGCCTGTTCCAGCAGTCACGGGGTACATTACCTGTGCCCAAGGAAGTTGTTCTGCAGTTACATCTGCTTCATCTTGATCATGACAACCCATAATCCTAACCTTATATCGATATCCCCATGCTGGCATATCCTCAACCTTTTCAAACTTTTCAGGGTTTTGATTTTCTCTCCACGTTGAATCGTCAGCAACTTGGCCTATAAACCAATAGAAACTGCCTCCTAAGAAACCAGGATTAAATAATGACGATTCCATATGTTAGTCGTCGTATACTCTACACTCAAACGCATCAGGATGATTGTCGCAATAGATTTCTAAGTGCTTATCTTCATGTCTTGTGTGCCAATCA